TTGAAAAATCCTACACCACTAGCTTTCATAGCCCTTAAAAAAACATTATCACAGGCATCTCTACTTAATGTCTGTATACTATAGATCCAATCGTGTATAACTGCGGCAGAATCGTATACACCAACTTTAGAAATTATATTTTGAAATAGTTGTGGTATAGAAGCTAAATCACTAACAAATCCAGTTGGAGCGGTTATTTTTCCATATACAGGATCATTATATACGAAATCTATAGTCAAAACAATACTAAACTTATTAGCAGATACTGAGATGTCTTCATAAACCAACTTAGTTAGAAACACATTAGTTTCAGTCATCATCTATCTCCTTTAATCTAGTGTAATAATCCGGAACTTCTGCCAGATGATCTTTAGCAATTATTTTAGCTATCTCTTTTTCGCTGGTATGTTCTTTTTCATGTTCCGTTCCAAGACGAAGTTGTTCTTGGTCTACTTTAATGGAACGAATGTCCTTACGTCTATAAAGAAAATTATGAAGTATAGTAGAAAGTGTCTCTACCACGTCCACTAGATCTATTTCATGCTTCTTAGCTATGTCTTCAAGCTCTTTCAACGTCACATCTTTATCTTTATTGTATCTATCGATTAATTCTACTTTAAGGTCATCTATAGACGATTTCTTTGTTCTAGCAGATTCGTTTAATTCTATATATTCTTTTAAATTCATTTATCAGACCACCAATTATTAAATGGATCATTTGGATCACACTCATTAGGATTTTTATTATACTCTATGTTCTCTTTATTTGATATTGGCTCATCAGTTTTATTAATAAACTTTCCAATATCAAATAGATCAGATTGATTTGTATACTTCCACAAATCTCCAAATGTAGCGGACGTGTTGCTTCCATCTCCAATTGCCCCAGATAGTGGAATACTTTTGTCTCTATAAACTCTAACGTTCAAATCCCATGTATGAGATTGCTGAAGAAATTGTTCAGTCTGTTGTTTAACCATTATTATTTCATAATAAGTGTTATTATATTCAGAACTTCTTAACAAATCATTTGGAGAAGGTGTATCTGTATCCAACCTTGTAGATTTTGTTGGATCTTTTAGTTCATTGTATGATATTCTTACAAGATCTCCAACATGTGGAATATAAGAATCTTCGGATTTGATTCCATTAGAATATTTACTTGCTACGGCGAAATGCTTTTTCGAAACATATAAATGAAATATATCATTCCATGTTATTCCCATTATCGAAAAACTTCTTACATCTCTAGGAAGTTCAACATACGCTTGAAAGTCAAAAGCTCTTAATACAGACCTATTGTTATCTTCTCCAAATATTCTATCTTTTTTTGTATTATAAGATAGTACGTTATATGTCATAGTTATACCATGGCAGTTATATGCCTCAGTAACAAGTAAATCATACAACTTTCTTTCATTATCATATAATGGATTTAAATGATTAAAAAATTGTGTATTCTGAGTTCTTGTAAAATTAGAGAAGTTGGACATATAACTATTTATAAAAAAGACCCAGTTTTCACCGAGTCTCTTTCATTATTAATGCTATGTATAAATTAAAGTATTTCTACTCTCCATGGATCTTCTTCCTCAACTGTAGTATTATAGAAAAATACTTTTATCTTTTCAGATCCTTCTTTTAACGCTTTTAGTTTTCTTGTGAAATCTTTTTCAGTCTTAAATCCTACTGAATCAGTAATAGCAGCTTTTACTTCATCAAGTGTAGTTAATCCAAGAATGCTATGTTCTACCAAACTTGTTATTCCGATACTTCCCTTACGAGGAGTATCTTCATCTATCTGCTCGTCAACTATACAGATTGCTCGCTTTGTAACTTTTTCAGTTACTTTGTCTTTTGCGGTAGATATCATATGGTCAGCCATCTTGGAAGCGATCTCTGGTTTTACTAAATCATCGTCTTTATCTTCCTTAGACTTTTTCATAGCATCAACTTCGTCATCCGCATCTTTTATCTTTTTGGTATCGATTACAGGCTCTTTTTTATCTTCGTCGTCAGTAACATCTTCTTTATCGGATGTTGTATCCTTAGAAGCTTTTAGCGATATAGATTTTTCCCATTCGTCTTTCTCTTCATCTGAAGAATATGCCAAATCAAGGTATGTGTAAACATCATTATCTTTTATATCAGCTCTATTTAAAATAAATTTAAGAACTTTAGCCTGATCGGCATTAAAGAACTTTCTTTCAGATGCTGAAAATGGAATACACTTGTTTATAGCTTTGTATAGCTCTTCTCCATGTGTTTTAAGAATGTTTAATTTTTCTTCTTTATCTTCTTCCGAATCATATTCAGTTTTAATCTTTCTATAAAGTTTCAAAGCATTGTCTCTGGCATCTTCAAAATCTTCTTTTAGAAAATCTACATCCAGTAGTTTATTTTCCTTTAAGAACTCGCTAAACGTTTTCATAATATCTCCAATTTAAAATTATTTATCCAATCATAAAGATTGCTGGCTCTGTTTCTAATCTAATAGATTCTATAGCTTTTTCTTCATCAGCTTTCGCGTCGTTTATAATACCTTCAGCGTTTATTCCGCCACCACCAGGAAGAGTCAAGCTATATTTTCTTAATATCTTTCCCCAAAGTAATTCAACTCTAGCTCTGGCTAACTTTTTAAGAAGCGGATTATTATATAGATTTATAGCAGTTTCTTTTTTGTACACTGTAAGCATCGCTAAAGAATCTACATTAGGCGTTGGCCAAATTCTAACAATATAACTATTTGGATTAAAATCACATGTATATTTTCTGGAGAAATGATCTTCAATTTCTTTTAAATATACCATAGCTACATCATAATTTCCCATAACGCAAGAACCGCCAAGTCCAGCAGTACCACCAGTTCCTCCTGGTCCACCAGGATAATTACCATTAACCCAATCGTTGTATAGCAAATTGTGCTGAGGTGTAAACAAATCATTTATTCCATTATTATTAAACGATAAACTTATATCTAATATAGAGTCTATAGACTCATCTAATTGATATGCGCTAACACCAGCAGACAATGATATGGTTAATACATCTCTATAAACTGCTTCGCCATATGTGTATCTCTGAAAATCTTGAACAGCATCCTCTATCAATTGATCGTACTGAGCATCTGCAACTTCTACATTTATTACAGGTTGCCCAATTGTTAATTTTAAATATCCTCTAAAATCGTCTAGGGTTTGTATTCGAGCCATTATATTACCTTCTTAGGTCTTCCCCTACCTTTTTTTATAGGAGTTTGAATTATCTGTTCTTCATTATCACGCTTTTCAATTTCTTCAGAATCGTCTGGTTCATCAGTATATGTAGGATAATTATTTTCAACAATATTTTCAGTTATATGAGTTACCTCAATTGTTGGATCGACAAATACTGGTTCAAGCAAAGAGTCGTATCTATTTCCAATTTCTAAAGGAACATCACAAGTTTCTGACGGTTGTACTATTATTACTTTTCCAAGTTCATTAAACATTCGTATAGGATACACTCTTGTATTTCTGAATAGCATTTTAATTCTCCATAAATTTCTTCATAGAAATATTTATAAAACAAAAAAGAGGACCATTAGATCCTCTTTTAATTTACTCTATTATCTTATACAAAGATTAAGGAATCAATGTTGAAAGATTAGCAACTCTAATAGCTCTGTAGTATCTTCCTGATCCAAGCAAGCTATCGGTAATAGCATAACGGCTCATTACACCGATGTTAACACCGAAGTCGTCCGGGCGAACAGCTCTATTGAATAAACCAGTAATATATGGAGAATAGATCAAGCCAGTATCAGAAGCACCTGGGCCTTTATATCCAACCAAAGCATAATCAGAAGTAGCGTAAGCATCTCTATATACAGTGATTGTTCCATTCAATTTACCGATCTCAGCTACAGTAGTAGAAGCATTTACATCAGATGTATTCTGTGTGAACTGTGGGCCCGCGGCCTGAAGAGCAGTAGCGACACGTGGTGAGACTACAACAAAGTTACCAGCTCCACGGAAAGTGGCGGTAGCAATTTCATTCGAAGCATTGATAATTGTATTAACCAATGTAGCGAACTTTTCTTGCGACCAACGGCCATCAGAAGCGGAAGCATCAAACAACTTAGCAGCAGCTCCACCGTTATTAACGTTAAGAGCAGTCTGAAGCATGCGTCCAAGAATTTCACGATCAAGTTCAGCGGCAACCTCGTAGTTAAGGATATTAAGCATTTCTCTTTCGATTTCAATGCCCTGCATAGCCTTAAGATCCTGAGCAGATTCTAGGGAGAAAGCAGCGCCAAGTTTTCTGGTATTGGCAGAAATAGCGATCTTGTCCAAGAATAGCTTCATGTTAGGCATTGTGCTTGCCACCTTCCAAGTTTCAGCTGCGGATGTTACAGCACCAGTGCCAAACTGTCCAACAGTGGCGGAGTTTGTTAGGTCATAAACACCAGACAACTGAGATGCTGGAAGTGCAGAACCTGCGAGAGATCCAGTGAAACCAGAATATGCGTTAAGCATTCTAAAGCCGGCTTCATAGATATCAGATCCGCCATTAAATGATGAAGAAGGAGGAACACCATTAACATCGTAAGCATAACGCAGAGCGTAAGCTAGGCCAACTGGTGAATTAAGAGCCTGTACACCAATTACTTTATGGGCGAACAAGTCTGGGAATACACGACGAACAAGTGCGAGAGCGATAGGTGAGAACTTAGCGCCATCACCAGCATTAGAACCGAAGTTAATTGTGGTTGTTGATTCTTCGTTCAATTCTCTAACGTCCAATCTTTCCTGATTCTCAAGAAGGATTGCCATAGTCTCTCTAACACTTTCATTCTGAATAGATGATACTGACATCTTGCCAGGCATCTGCATCCACTTCATATAAGCGGCTTTTCTATCAAATCTTTCCATTTTAGAAATCTCCTTAAATTATGTAAGTATTTATTACAGATATTGATTTATTTTTTCCAAGCGAATTTTATAGTCTTCGTCTATGGTTGTTGTCTCTGCTTCCTTACGATCTTCTTCTAATTTGTCATCTTCTACTGTCTTATCTTCGTCAAGAAAGATATCGTCATTTACTGTTTTATCTTCAGTAAGTGTTTCTTCTTTCTCTTCTAGAACTTCTATAAATGTGCCAATTTTCTTAGCAACCTCATCATAACTCTTTCCTTCAAACATAGACTTAACTTTAGACTTCTGAGTAGCAGTTAATCCATCAGTTCTTGTAGCAATAAGAAGACTTGTCTGAAGCTCGTCGATTTTCTCCTGTAGAGACATCTTTGATGAATATGCTTCATTAAGTTTGGATGTTAATTTCTTT